GGGATGGAGATAGCCTTCCTGATTATACGTCCTTGACGTATAGCTACTACAGATGGGTCGCCAGTAAGGCCAACATCTATACCAACAATAACAGGGGCAAACATCTCAGGATCGGGGTTTACCTTCCTCTTCATAGCGTCCATAACCTCATAAGAGGTCAGGAGTACATCCGGTACGTCAGCATGGAAGTTGTTCTCAAACTCGCGTTCATAGGCACCTTGTGACATGGTGGCCTTGAGCATCTTGAGTTCTCTTAGCGGTATGATGTTCGTTACAGACGCCTTCAGGTTTACTGATACCCAATCTTCAAGGTCAGGGTCCTGTGAAAGCCCATACTGATAAAACTTAT